ATGATACTATACTTCATCAAATACCAACCTCACCTAATGAATATTATTTGGATACAATATGGACATCAGTGGGTGTTCATTCAGCTATATTGTTAGATAGCTATGGTGATGGGTGGCAAACATCTAGCTTTGCTGGTTATTTTAGAGTTTGGAATGATTGTCAAGATACAATAGTAAATTATATATGTAGCCCAACAAATTACTTTGCTACAGAAGTAATTAACTTTAATTTAGGACCTTGCCAACCAAACGCGCCGCCGGTTGTAGTTTGTGTGCCGGCAAAAGTTATTATTAATCTAGATCAATATCAAAGTGAAACATCTTGGGAGATAACAGATTCCACTGGAACGGTAGTTAGTTCTGGCAGTGGCTACGGTAGTAGTCCAGATTATTCATCTATAACAATACCGGTTTGTATACCAAAAGGTGATTTAAACTTTACTATTTATGATACATATGGTGATGGTTTAAATGGTGCTTTATGGCAAGGACAAGATGGTTCTTATTATGTGGTACAGTGTAACGATACTTTAGTGTATGGTACTGATGCTGCTTTTGGATTTGATACTACTCATACGTTTGTATCTGATTCTTGCCCACCTATATATGGGTGTATAGATGATGATTATGTAGAGTGGAATCCTTTTGCAGATGTTGATGACGGAAGTTGTCAAACTTTAAAAATATTTGGTTGTTTAGATTCAACTATGTTTAACTATGATCCAAATGCTAATACAATGGATCTTATTGATACTTGTGTTTATACATTAGTATTACACGATTTAATGGGCAATGGTTGGGTTGGTTCTCATTTAAACTTAATACACCCAGATACTACGTATCAATTTGTACATGGTGGAGGTTTTAATGATATACATTATGTTGGGCTTACTGCTCCAGATCCTATAACATTTAAATTTCACATATCATCACAAGCAGCCTTAACAACTATAGAGTGTGGATTTACTTTAATTAATCCAGAAGGAGATACCATGATTAGTATACAACCTCCTTTTATACAACCATTGTTACCTTATAATTTAATTACAAATTGTGGCAATACTTGTGAAGAGATGGTTTATGGTTGTTTGGATGTTTTAGCTATTAATTATGATAGCTTAGCAAATACTAGTGATAGTAGTTGTTACTACATTCCTGGCTGTACTAATTCTTCTTTCTTAGAATATTATACTCAAGGATTTGTAGCAGACTTTAATGATGGATCTTGTCAAACAGAAGCTATATGGGGATGTACAGATAGCACGGCTTTTAATTATGATGTAGTGGCTAATATAGATAATGGAGGTTGTGTTCCTGTAATATTAGGATGTATGCAGCCTTTAGCTTTTAATTATGATCCTAATGCAAATACAGATGACGGAGGGTGTATCCCGTTTATATATGGCTGTACTGATGCGACAATGTATAATTATTGTGATACTTGTAATACAGATGATGGTAGTTGTGAGCCCTATGTGTTTGGATGTACTGACTCAACAATGTTTAATTTTAATCCTTTAGCTAATGCTGATAATAACTCTTGCATTCCTTTTATTTATGGTTGCACTGACCCTTCAATGCTTAACTACAATCCATCCGCTAATACAGAAGACTTCACTTGCATACCTTACGTTTACGGCTGTATGGATAGTACTGCTCTTAACTATGATTCATTGGCTAATACTGACAATGGTTCGTGTATTGCTATTGTTCAAGGATGTATGGATCCGAATGCGTGGAATTATAATCCTTTAGCAAATATAAATCATGGACACGATTCTTTAGGTTGTTTATATGCTGCTAATTGTACGGCAACAGAGCCTGGAGAGCCATTCTTTTTGAATGACGAGTGTTATGCTTGGGTGATAGAAGTAGACGAATATTGTTGTGAAAATGAGTGGGACGAAATATGTCAATTAACTTATGATCACTGTTATGGTGGTTGGCCAGCGCCTCCTGCTAGAACAGTTAATAAAAAAATAATAAAAATTACAGATTTATTAGGAAGAGAAGTTAAAGAAATAAAAAATCGTATTTTATTATATATATATGAAGATGGTAGTGTAGAGAGAAAGAAAATAATAAAGTAATGAAAATATTTAAAGACAACAATAATTATAATGAAAAGTCTATTATAGGCGCAGTTGCTTTTACAATTATGTGTTTAATAATGATAGCAGATCTTATTACTGGATGGGTGGGTAAAGATTTGGTTATAAATGAGTTTATATATGACTCATTTGTATTAGTAGTTATAGGATGTTTTGGAATAGCTGGTTTAGAAAAATTCGCAAATAATAATAATAATAATAATAAAAAAGAAAGTTAATTATGAGCATATTAGGAACAATATTTAGTAGCGGAGCTACAGAATTAGTAAAAGGTGTAGGTGGCGTTATAGATAACTTACACACATCTAAAGAAGAAAAGCTTGAGGCTGAAAGAAAAATAAAAGACATGATAATGGGTTATGAAGCAGAAATGCAAAAACAAGTAACCGAAAGATGGAAGGTTGATATGAATTCTGACTCATGGCTTTCTAAGAATATACGACCTATGACTCTTATATTTTTAGTTGTATCAACAGTATTAATGATATTTATTGATGCAGGCGTAATTGCATTTGAAGTAAAAGACACATGGGTGGATTTATTACAATTAGTATTAATAACAGTAATAGGTGCTTATTTTGGCGGTAGATCATTAGAAAAAGTAAAAAAGTAAATGAAAGAACTGGAAGATAGTCCTGAACAACTATTACATGAATCAATGACAAATTGCTACATGATAATAACAAAAAAACTATCTTTTGAAGAATTGTTAGATTATAATGGATGCTCTTTACCTTTTAATCCAAAAAAAGCTATAGATAATAAGGTCATTGATAAAATAATTGATTATTTTTGTAGTTTAGAGGAGTATGAGAAGTGTGCAGAGCTTAAAAAATTAAAAGAATCAAAAGAATATAAGAAAAATTTCATAAATTTGTAAAAAATTAAAATAAGATGGCAAAAAATTACACATTAAATTGCTCGTTAGGTATGACTGCAAATTCTTCTACAGGATATGCACAAACACAAAATGGCTCTTACACATTAAATATAACGGGTGTAGACCAAATAGCAACAGGTAGAATAGATGTAGCCCATGATGGAGACTCAACGGTAATGGCTGCTCCAGGTTATGGTAGAATGATATACGTAAGAAATTTAGATGATACTAATTTTGTAAAAATATATGACGGAGCCTCTTCAGCTACTGATTTAATAGGTATATTAGAGCCAGGTCAGTTTTTAATGACAATCATTAGAGGAACAGGAACAACTACTGCAAGAGCAGATACAGCAGCTGTAACTATAGAATATGCAGCAATAGAAATAGATTCAAACGCTTAAAATAAAACAATATGGCAACACAATCATTATCAGTAACAGTTACAGGAAGCTTGACCTTAACAGATTCAGATGGAAATCAAGTATTATCATTTTCTCCTTCTTTTACAACAAACAGTACAACTGTAGATTCTAATATACTACATACAGGAGAAATTTTAGTAGGCACAGGAGCAACAACAATCTCAAGTGCTAGCAACAATAAAGATATGATTTTTACATTTGTAAAAAATGTAGATACAGATTACCCAATAGCAGTACAGCCAGATGGTGATGTAATTGCAAATTTAAAGCCAGGTGAATGCTTTTTCTCACCAGTTCATGTAGATGGTGCTGGAGACGGCTCTACAAATTTAGATTTAATAGCAACTACTGCTGCACAAAAAGCACAATACTTATTATGTGACGGTCCTGATACTGGAATATCATCAGATGACTAATAATTAAAGAAATACAAATGAAACTTAAAGTATTAAGATTTAGTAGCCAGGAGGACAGTACTTCTGGCTTACTTTTTTTAGAGGGAGATTTAGGCTTAGAATTTCTATGTTATACATTAGAAGATGAAGCTAGAGCTCTAAAAGTTAGAGGAGAAACTAGAGTGCCTGCTGGCACCTATCAAATTAAATTAAGAACTGAAGGAGGATTTCATGCTAAATACACTAAAAGATTTGCAGGAATGCATAAAGGGATGTTACACGTTATTGATGTCCCAAATTTCAAATGGATTCTTATACACACTGGTAATACTGATGAGCATACTGCTGGATGCCTTCTTGTGGGCGATTCGCAAGAAAACAACACCATCATCAAGGATGGGTTCATTGGGAAATCAACTAATGCGTACAAAAGAATATATCCAAATATCGCTAAAGCGTTAGAAGAAGGGGAGGAGGTTACTATTCAATATATAGATTTAGACGGTATACAAGATTAGTATGGCAAAATGGATTGGCAATAGTATAGAGTCATTTAAAAAACATTTTAAACATAATGTTGAAATTGACGGCCAAGTAGATATTAATAATACTCTTAATTATGATGGTGAAGACAGTAAGTATTTAGTTCTTAATAATAACGATGTGCTTTCGTATAGATCTGTTGGAGCAAATCTTAGGGCTGATATAGGAGATGCTTCTTTAGTTAGTAAAGGAGTGGTAGAATTAGCAACTACAGCAGAAACTACAACTGGAACAGATTCATCAAGAGCGGTTACCCCATCTGGCGCAGCAGCTTTACACGCCACAGTACAAACTGGTAAAAACTATAGAATAATAAATACTTCGTTTAGAGATGATATAGGAACAACAAAACATTATCTTCCTTTAAAAGCTCAAGACGAATTTTCTGGTGCTACTATTACTAGAGAAGAAGTTGCAGAATTAGCCGTATGTGATGGAAGGCTTGTTTCTGCTACTGTTAGATTAGAGCAAATGTCTGGAAGCACAGGTGATTTTACTTTAACTATGGGGGTGGAGACAAATGTGGTTGGTATTGCTTATTCTAGTAATTTTAGTGTAATAGAAACAGAAAATATTACTGCAAATACAGATGATGATCAACATGTATTTCATTTTGTTTTTAGTGATGCTAAGCATTGGGACTCTACAGATATGTTCGCTATATCAATAGAGTCTTCTTCTGACGAATGGGGGTCTAATGAGCGTTTTTATGTAACGCTAGTAATAGAAGATGACTGGACCACATATTTAGCTGGAACAACAAGAGAAATAGACTCAACACCTTAATTAATATTATTATATTTGTATTATGCCAATAATAAAAGATAAGTATGGAGCTAAAGGATCTCAAACAAGGTCTAAGTTTTTAACAAGATCAAAAAATAAAGCTATTTCAGATTCTGTACCTGAAGGTTTGTCTACTCAACAAAAACAAGAATTAGCTAAAGAGTCTTATAGAGCTAATGCAGCAAATAGATCGCAAATCTCAAATTTATCATCTTCTGACGTACTGCCTATAGAAACAAAACCACAATCTTTTATATCTCGTTTTTCTATTTCTCTTGCTAATCAAGCTGATCTAATTTTCACTTTAAATACTGGTAGTACTTTAAATGATATTATAATACATAATTATAATGCTGGAGGAACAGGGTCTACAATAAACTTATATTGGACTACGGGAGATCAAGATGGGGCTGCTTTTACTGTTTCAAGCGGGGTTATAACAGCGTCTAAACCTATGACTCTAACCAATTTATTTGGCGATAGTTTTTCATATAATGGAACTGTTTCGTTAGGAGATATGGTAAGTCGTTCTTTTAAAAATGTAAGTAAAGATATTCATTTTTATTGCACATCTTCTGTTGCAGGGCCAAATATAACTATTAGTTCAACCGATGGATAGTCCAAACGATATATTCAAAATTCCTATATGGCTTTCTAATTGGGTATTTAAAGATCAAAGAAATAAGATTTACAAAATAGATAATCAAATAGTAAAAGGATATAATAAAGGATCTATATTTACTGATAAAAAAATTGTTAACAAACTTGTTAATAAATTAATAAGAAGTCGTTCAAAGAAAAAGCTTGTTCCCGTAAATTTAACACTATTAAGCCAGCACGGTTATGGTGTTGAAGATAACTAAAAAACTAAGCAATGACTTTAAATGACAAAATTAGAGAGTATTTATTGAACAATCCTCACTTAATGCGTAGTAAATACGCAGACACAGCCAAAAAGTTTGGTACCAATTACGAGCAAATAAGAAATATTGCGCGAAAACTTAGAGAAGAAAATTTAGATATAGATGCAAAAGAAAAAGAAGTAATAAATTTTCAAGAAACTAAATCTAATGCTGTACTTACCGCAGAAAACTGTACAAGAGTTAAGTCTTTAGATGATTTATTAGCTGCATGTGAAGTGGATTTAGATTTATGGGATGTAGAAAAATATGATATAGGTACATATGAAGTAACAGGGTTTGATAATGACAGAAATCCTGTTACAGTTACTATGTATAGAACAAAAGCTTGGTTAAAAAAAATAAGGCCAGAACTAAATATAAAAAAGATAAAGCAAGAGCTTATAGAAGATTTACGAAATTTATCACCTGAAGTTCCAAAATTTGAAAGAAATAGGCCTGACGATAGAAAAGGGTTACATTTATTAGAAATATCAGCATTTGATTTACATTTAGGTAAAATAGGAATCAAAGGAGATAAATATAGTTTAAAAATAGCTGAGAAACGTCTTTTAAACGCCATAGAGCACTTATTATATAGAGCTCAAGGGTATTACATAGATAAGATACTTTTTATCGTAGGACACGATTTATTAAACTCAGACGGAGATTGGCCTATTCCTTCTACAACAAAAGGAACGCCTCAATTTAATAGCGATTATCATATTGATATATATAGATGCGCTAGAAAACTAATGATAAAGGCTATAGATATATTGTCTGAAGTTGCTGATGTTCATGTAATGGTAGTTCCAGGTAATCATGATAGAGAATCTGTTATGCATCTTGGGGATACACTAGAGCTTTATTATGAAAATAATAAAAATGTTAAAGTAGATAACAATGATTGTTTAATGAAAGCAATTCCTTATGGCAATAATCTTATTATATCTGATCATGGTGATGGCCCTAAGACAAATGATTTACCTGGCATTATAGCTCAAAGATTCAAAAACCTATGGAGTGATACTGTATATGTAGAAGTGCATAGAGGTCATTATCATACTAATAAAGCCACTAAGTTACAGGCCATAGAAGAGCTCAACGGAATAACCGTTAGAAACTTATCATCTATGTCTGCAACTGATTATTGGCATGATAGTAAAGGATTTATAGGTAATATAAAGAAAGCACAAGCCTTTATATATAGCAGAGATAATGGCTTACAAGGGATATTAAACTATAATGTTAGCGTTTAAGCTTTTTTATATGTTTATCTACTCTTTTTACCCACTTTAGTAAATAGGTTCTGTATTTTGTCCAATATCTAATTTTATCTGCTTTCGTCATATTTTAATACGCTTCGTAGTTATCATTATCATATTTATTTTTCCATTTATCCATTTCATTAAAGTATAAATCTCTAAATTTATCAACTTCTTCAGATAATGCTTTGTTTTCTTTTTTCATTAATAAAAATGAAATTATAACTCCTATTATAATTCCAAAGGCTAATGTAATTGCTATACCAGTTAAGGGTAAAATTAATTCATTCATACCAGACTTTATATACTTTTATATTATTAGATATGGTACATGCGAGTTCTTTTCTTTTGATCACTTTTTCTTTTAATTTGCTTTTGTCCCAATATTTTGGATTCTTGCTGTTTAATTTTCTCTTTTTTGGCATGTTCTTCCATGTTTTTAATTAATTCTTTATTTTGATCTTGTTTAACACTTTTATAAGTGCTAACAATAATTAGTATTAATGTAAATATAATAATAAAAACAACTAACTGTTCCATTTTTCTAATTTTTCTAATTCAAATTCTAAATGAGCAATAGCTTTTTTAATACATTCTATTGGGGTGTTATGCTTACGATTAGCACGTAACAAATATGTTACTGCTGTACCAAGATTGTAGGTTAATTCAAAATCCTCTACCACTTTACGGGCTTCATATTTATGATATTTGCCTATATAATATTTTGGTATTTTTTCGTTAATATTGTCAGTATCGTTTGCAACATATCCATTTCTACCAACTTCCCAATAGTATTTATTATGCTCTGTCATTAGTCTAATTTAGTTTTAAAGTGATCAATTATTTTATTCATTTGTCTTTTGTAGAATAAATCAAAATCTACATATTCCATTTCACCTGTATCGCCATTTAAGGTTTTGGGCTGTGTTTTCTCCCATAGCTTATAAAGCACTCCTCTCATTCTTTGACTAGGAGTTTTCTCGCTAAACTCTGTATTAACTGATGCTTTTTCTACTGCATCTATCTGGTCTTGATTAATATAGTTAGCTGATATTAATACATAGCCAGGCTTTTTAATTAATCCAAATAGATTAACCATAGTTTCGTGTGCTAGCTCAGGAGTACCTACATAAATACGTAGGCTCCCGTCTGCTAAGGTACTAACTTTATCAATACCTCCTTCAAATATTACTGAATTTTTCATAATATATCTTCGTTCATTATATGTATAGTTCGTTCTGATTTCTTATCAAGATAGTCAAATCCTTGGGATGGCCAATAATCATTATCAAGACAATATTTGTATATTTCTAAATCTCTATTATACAGCTCTCTTCCTCTGTCTAATAAGTCATCCCCTATCTGTATAATATTTATATTAAATGGAGCGCTTTTTTCTACAGCTACAATATAGAATTCGTCAGCCCTTACGGCATCTAAATAAAAAGCAGCCTGCTTATAGTATTTAAATTTCTTTACAGAGTTTGCAAATCCATAATAAGAGCTGTCCTGAGTTGTTTTAAGATCAACTATAATACCAACGTCTTCTCTGTAAACATCAAGCATACCTCTACATTTAACATCATACTCTTCATTTTCCCAAGCTATAATATGCTCTTTAATGCCATTAAGTAATAGCCGATGAGCTTCATAATCTTTGAATAGCCTATCTGTCATTCTTTGTATAAGCTCATTATCTTGTTCTGATATAATAGTTTTAAACATGTTATTGTTTGTAAATTCCTCATAGTCTGCCTTTCCCTGTTTAGTTCTTTTATCAAACTTAGGGGTTATAGCATAATAATTATTAAATTCTTCAGGCTGTAATACATTCATATGTAGTGCCGATCCAAATTTCATAGCTGGAGTACTTGGTTGAGGATTGTCTAACATGTATTTAAAATATTCTGGCGACTTACCAGTAAGATTATTCAACATACTATTAGAGATATATTCTGTATCTGTATAGTAGTTGTGATGCGTTAAATTATGATCTTTAATTAATTTCATTTGTTTTATTTAAACACATTAAGACCCTCCCGAAGGAGGGCCCCAATGCAATCAAAACAAAAACCATGCGAACATGGACAAGAAAGTTCTACAAAAGTAGTAAATTATTCTTTCGCTCCCGAATCTTTCTCTTGTTTGTTTTGACCTTCCTTCTCTTGTTTTGACTTGTTTTTGATATCTTCCTCTAATTGTCTATCTAACTCATCCATTCTTTTAAGAATATTTTCTGCTTCTGGAATTTGTAGGCAATATTCATTTAGGCTGTCTCTAAATCCTTTAACGTCCTCTTTAGTAAATCTTTTATTGCCAACATAATCTTTATGCACCCAAGTTAATAAAGCAACCTCATGAGATCTTAAGGCTTCTGACATAGCTTTCATTGTGTCTGATATAGGTTTTTCAACCTTATATTTTTTGCCCATAATTTTAATCTTTTCTTTTTTATTCTTTAACGCCATTTAATTCTTTTTTTAGTTTTTTAATTTTTGATTTTAATTTGTCGTTACTGTCTATTAGTATGTCTACTAAAGCCCTATTTCTCTCTACTTCTGTAAAGATTGGGTGTCTATAATATTCTACTAAATTTTCTTTATGATTAGTTAGACATTCGTCAGCTAAATCATAATATCTTTGAATATGTGGATATACTACTATAAAGTCTTCTATGCTTTTTACAGCATGTATTATAGTTGCATGATTTTTATCCAGAGCTTCAGCAATTTTATTTAATGTCATTCCCACTGATTTTCTTAAGGTGTACATTAGAACCATTCTTTTTTCTACTAAGTCTCTTTTTCTAGATTTTGAATATAACTGATCTAGTGTTATTTCTACTTTTTCACAATATTCTGTAAAATAATCTTTTAAAGATTCGTTTTCTGTCATAATACTTTGATTTTTACTCCTGAATTTTCTTTATCATATTGATATTCTCCAAAGCTAGGTATCATACAATTACAGTTATCATCTTCTATATAATCGTATGTAACCATTAAGTCTTGGGCTGTTTGACAAGGATTTATGTAATCAAACTTTCTTCTACTATTTCTTATAAATGTGAACTCTATTTTGTATGGCATTTCTTTGTCTTTGATCAATTCTTTAAACTTTTCTTTGTTTTCAATCCAGTCTTGTTTTGTTTGTTTTATATAATTCATAACTGTTTTAGAATGAATTAAATACTTACCTGTCCATCGTTTTCCGTTCTTACTAGATGGGACATTTCCTGCTATGAAAATTTCGTCCATCTTGCAAAGATAATAAAAATGTGAGAGTTGCACCCTTTGGAATTTTCAGATACCTCGTATAGGTACTGCTCCATCCTAGGGATTTGTTATCTCTCTCATTTATATATCTTTAGAACGGCATGTCTTCATCATTAGAGTTTGCAGCCATAGAACTATTGGCTTTAGACCATTCAGAATGTTTTTTACTAAACTCAGCCATTTGCTCATCATTTAAGGTTTGGTTCATATCATGATTATATGTACACTTTCCTCCTGACTTTGCTGACCATCTGTATTTAGTTGCTGTTCTAATAACTGGCTCTTCATTATCTTTATTTATACCAATATACTCTTCTGATATAAATGTAACCATTAATGAATTTCCAATAGCATCGTTCATAGCTTTACTATCGTCACTAAAGTCTCTTACTCCTGCATTAACAAGAAAGTCTTTAATTTGTTTAGTTTTCCATTCTCTTGTAGAGTCTTTGTCTGTTTCTTTAACTGCCCAAAACCTACATCTTCCTACTTTACCATTGCTTGTTACAGCGTATTGTATAAATGGAGAGCCCTTGTAGTCCTCTAATTGTTCTGATGTAGTTAATCCTGTTATTCTACACTCATGCGCTCCAGGAGTAATATATTCTACTTTTTCTCCTACAGCTCTTTTTGATGTTGTTGTGTTTAAATTAAATGGTAATGCCATATTTATTTATTTATAATTTGTAATATTTTTTGTAACTTTTCTTTTGCTTCAATTATTTGAAGTTTTAAATTAACATTTTCTTCTCTTACTGACTGATTATTTCTTTTTAAAGATTCTATAATTTCTTCGTCAGATTTGTTTTGATGTATTTCTACTGTATTATAATTTTCCATTATTTATTGTTTTTGATTTTCCAATTAATATACTTAGTTAATGTGTCTCCATCAAAGATAATTTTGTCTTTCTCAGGAGCATAAGGATAATCTTTACCTTTATATTGTTTTGTTTGTAAAGTTTGTATTGGCAGTCTATATAAGAATCTACCTATACCCCACGATACACACGCTCTTTTAAAAGCATCTGATACATGGCCTTTATCTTTTTCTACATTAGATTCTGATCCTGTGTCTGATTTCCATACCCATACTGATGTTGATTCGTGACAGCAAATACCTACTTTGCAAAACAATAGTCCGTTTTCTTCATAAAATATGCTTTGCCAGTTTTCAGGACCTACTACCTCATCTAATAAGTCCTGACAATCTCTAGCGTCTATATAGGCTACACAGGTTGTTTTTCCATATTTAGTGGACTGTACACGCCATTTATATGGTAATTCTTTCTTTAAATCTTTTAAATTCATTTTGAAATTTCTTTTTGTTTTGATTTTTTCATTTTTCTTAGTGCAGAAGCAGCTACAACTAATTTAACAAATCTTCTTATCATCACTGGTTTGCCTTTTAATATTAAAGCAATTGCCAACTCTTTAAATGTAAGAAGCAGCACCTGTCTAACAAGTCTTTTGTTAATTCCTAAGTCGTAAGCTATTTCGTTTACTATAGATTTTACTGTTGATTTGCCTTTCTTTTTCTTGTCCATACATAGGCAAATATACAATTTTAATCCTTATTTCCAAGTATTTGATCAGCTAAATACATTGGGAGTACAATAATTCCAGCAATAATTAAAGCAAATATGATTGGCCCAACAATAAAAATTGCAGTAGCAATTACAGCAATAGATAATATAGGATATCTGCCAATTACTTTAAACTTTTTCATAATTTATAAATTTTGTTATTTCACTTTTAAAGCTCAAAGTAACTTCGCCAACACCTATGTTTCTGCCTTTAGCAAATATAATATTGGCTGTACCTTTACTTTCTTTTCCATCATCATTATATTCTATCCCATAATATTCAGGGCGATATATAAGCATTACGACATCTGCTGCTTGTTCTATCTCTCCCGATTCTCTAAGATCTGATAATGTTGGTTTACTATTATTACGCATTCCCACGCCTCTATTAAGCTGACTTAATGCTATAACTGTGATATTCAGCTCTTTAGCTAGATTTTTTAGTGTTCTAGCCACTTTGCTAACTTCTTGTTCACGGCTTCCAGATTTGTTTTTAGAACTAACTAATTGTAAATAGTCTATCATTACTAACTTAACTCCTTTATTTTTTACATATTCTTTGATTCTATGTACTAAGTATCCTAAAGAAGTTATATTGCCTTCATCTATATGTAATGGTATTTTTTCTATATCTCCTATAGCTTCATGTATTTTAATCAATTCTTCATTATTTAAGGTGCCATTAGTGATATATCTATTACTTATTTCGGACTCCATAGAGGCAAGCCTTCTAAGCAGCTGTAAGGCGCTCATTTCGTAAGAAAATATAACTGTAGGGGTTTGTGTATATTTGGCAGCATTATAGGCAAGAGCAAGCGCAAAGCTCGTCTTACCCATAGATGATGCCCCTCCTACTATGATAAGGTCTGTTTCTTGCCATCCGCCTGTAAACTTATCTATATCTTGAAAGCCAGAAGCTATACCTAATAATCCATCGGTATTCATTCTTTTTTCTATATCGTTAAGAAAGTTTTTAATCTGAGAGCCAATATCTCCTAATTTTTCTGGCTTTCCAATGTGTAATTTAGACATTTCTGTAGTTAATTTTCCTATTATTAACTCTAGCTCGTCTCTGTTACTTAATTGATTATGAACATCATGGACTATTCCAGACAATGTTCTTTTCTGAAATTCTTCTGTTAATACGCCTATACATGTAATTGCCTTCATAAAATCAAAAGCCTTTTCAGTCATATAAGATAGATTTAATACGACATCATCACCTTTTATGAGCTTAGACACACTCAGCAGGTCTATAGTTCTGTTTTTGTTCTTTAAACTTATTATAGCGTGATATGTAGATTTATTAAAATCATATTCAAATAAATTTTCATGAAGTAACTCAGAATATTTGTCTAATAATTCTGGTTCAACTATAAGTTTTCCCAGTAATGTTTGTTCTATTTCGTGATTATCCATAAATTTTTATTTAAGCTAACAAATATATAACTAATCTTTGCATTTAGAATCATAATTTTCTGTTTTATAGCAGTCTTCACATATACAAGTATCATCTATAAAATATGTTCTTGATTCTTCAATATCACACTCTTCACAATATCTTTCTTTATATTGATATTCACAAGGATCTTCATATCCTTGTCTTATTCCCTCTAACCAGTCTTTATAGGTCATTTTATTATTACTTCATTTTTAGTAATCATCCATTGACAATTAGTTGCGTCATGTCCTAAGTCATATAATATTTGCTCTGTTTCACTATCATCTGACTTTATATTTAATTTTGTATAAACATAAGTTATATTTTTCCTAAAATCTAATACTATTAATTTCATAATTATTTTTTTTGTTATTATTAAGTAGAAAAAGGGGGCATAGCCCCCTCGTTTCTATGTTTAGTCAATAGCTTGTTTTTCCATACTTATTTCTGCTAGCATATCTTCTGGAGTGCCGTCAAATATAACTTTTTCTGACCATACATCATAAGCGCGAATATATATACTTCCTTTACCTTTTGTATAGATAGTATAAGTAAACTCTTCTCCACAATCTCTAGCATCTGGATGATATATGTATATATTGCCTGGCCCTTCTTTAAAGTGCCCAACTATTTGTGCTGCTAAACACCCCATTCCGTTTGCAGTACGTCTTGGGTCGCCTATACTCATTCCATTAACAATAATGAATTCTTGCAGAAATTTTGCAAGATCCCAGCCGTGTCCACTCATATATCCATCATATTGACGATAAATACAAAGTATATTATGCGTGTGTTTATGCACTTTATTGTTATTATCTTCATCTGCAATAGCAGTTTCATATGATTCTTGTATATAAGTTAAGCTTCTTGTTCCCATAATTATTTGTTTTAATTGTTAAAAAATTCATTTATTATTGGCTCTAAATCACAAAACTCTTCTTGAGCTTTTCTAGTAGCTAGAAGTGTAGCTAACAATTCACTATTAAGGTTTTCTGGAGAATATCCAAATTCAGCAGCCATTTCCATGCTTTCATATAAACTAGGATCGTTTTCTGTTAAATATTTCATAGCTTTATAATAATATATTATTTCTATATCAAATGCATTTTCATATAATAACATTGCGTGTAAATCATTATAAGAATTAATATCTTCTAATTCTTCTATTTGAAAGTAATCCATTATATAAAATTGTAATCTTTCTGATATTTCATTAAAAAATATTTCTTTTTCTTCATTTGTTTTCATATATTTCCCAATTATCATTACTAATATCCATTTGATCCAACTCTTTTTCAGCTATTAGATCCCATATATCCTCATCTCCTGCCAATATTTTTTCATCTATTATATCCATATGATTTCTACCATCATCTGGAAATTTTAATGTTATATTTGTAGTATATGTTCTACTAATTGTTACTTGATATTCTTTCATAATAATAACTTTTAACTCTTTCTATTATACCCCTGCCGTTTTGTGTGTGAAATCCATAACTATGTGTATATAATGATGGTATTGGTTTATCTTCAATCACTAAATGAAATAAATCCCATTCATCATAATAGTCCATGTCTTGTTGTGTTTGATTTATGGCTTCTGCTAATGCATGAGGATCATGCTTTAAAGCTTCTTTTCCATATGTTTTGCATATGTATTTTTCTACTTCTAATGCCGTCATAGTTCTAATTTTATTTGATTAATATCAGGTTGCCATTGATAATAATAAAGAGTATATGTTTTGTCTCTACCAAACTTATCTGGAAACGTTTGCTCTCCAAGTAATGGAGTATCTTTATCTATTATCATTTTTTTGTTTCCATATTTTACAGTTATTTTTGGAAATTTTTGTTCGTGTATATTTTCTGGATTGTTTGACTTTCCAGTGTATTTAAATGGCAGAGCCACAAGATCAAGCCCAGAATATCTAGGATTAATCTTGTAACCTGCTATAAGTTTCTTTAAGATATATGATTTCATATTACTGGTATCACTTGCAGTTCTTTAAATGTAGTAAGCATAGCCCCGCCATCATTGCCTTCATCATCCATTTGAGGAGTTATAATAGATCCGTCATCTAAATGTAATGTTATAGGTCTGCTGTGCCACATCATATCTTCCATCATATCTTTAGGAAAATATTCTACTTTAACTATCTTTTTACCAACTAAATGCTTAGCGGTTAATTCTGTCCAGTATTGCTCTACTGGTTTACCATGAATTGTTACTTCACTCATTTTATTTTACTTTTATATGTTCTTGTATTCTTTTGACTATCAACATGTTGTACACTTTTCAATGTCCACAATGCTGTTTCTTTCTTGACAACATTATAACACTCTTGTATTAATTCTTGTCTTTGCTCTTCAGTGTCTCTTGTAGGATCAACTGTAATACTTTGACCATAATTAATTTTAATAGCTTCAAAGTTACCTATGTTAATAGTTTTACTGACATTAAATGATATTGTATTTGTTTCCATAATTATTTATTTATAAATCGTTTAGTTCTTTCGTATGCCTCTTGTGTTTTAGTTTTAATAAACTTAACATCAAGATAGTGATTATATTTTCCTAAGAATTCTGTGTTTAATTTACTTAATATACTTTTAGTTTTATTTATAGATCTTGGAAGCTCTTTTTTAAGTATAGTATATTGCACACTATCAGCTATATATTTTCTCCATTCACTATATGATTTTGTAAGGCGTTTTCCTGTTTTATTTGCTTTCATTTATTTTAATTTTAGCTGGCTTAATATCAGCCACATTCATACTTATTGTTTCTGTTTCTTCTCCACATGCAAGACATTTTGCCTCTCCATGAAAATCTTCTTCATCAAATGATACTTCTGCTTCACAGCATTCTGATGCTTGATCTAAATCCCAATGTAAATCGTCCCATAATTTATTATGTTGGGCTAATAATCTACCACCAAAGCACATGCCTGGCTCTTCATATTCTAATGTAAAAGATAAGTCGGGAAAGTCTTTCATAATGTTTTTTATCCAAGCTATAGGAGGGCTCCAAGCTGATTCAAATGATACGGCAAAGTAATCTATATCATTATGATCTATATGGGGTTCACATGCGTCCCATTTAGTTCCCCAGTTATCTAAGCTCCAATTGTACCAGTCTTCGCGATCACCACGTGGGAGCGTACCTTCAAATGAAAACTCTGTTTCTTTATGAGCTTTCATAGATTTTTCTACAAATTCATGTAGTTGTTTTTCGTCACCATGTACTTCTAGGTGGTTCCAGCACCAATTTGGCATAATTATTTGTTTTTAAGGTTATTTTCTTCCCATAGACTTTGTGTTATTTCACACAATTCATGTCCATGTTCATTTTGTAATATATCTGGATACATTCCATTTTGATACCATTCACTAACTATACTAAGAACTTCTTGTTCAGTTAGTTTTAGTCTTTCAATTATATTTTCTTCCATAACTATTTGTTTTTAATTAATAAAAAAGGAAGAGGTGGCTAGTTTACCGTAGGTGTTATCCAATTCGTTAAGCCACCCCAACCTATTTGTAAAAAGGAAGGAGAGAAGGAATTGTAATTATTCACAAAGTATAACCGCTCAGTTATTAATTAAATTACTAACCCTCCTTCCAACCTTTATAACAAGAAAGGGAGTAGTAATAACCGCTACGCGTTAGTTATCATTCCGTGGCCACACGCACCTACTCCCAATCTATTTAGTATTGTGATGCTAATTGTTTAATCTTTTGAGGATCAATTGTATTAGCTATTGTATTCTTATTAAATCTGTTTCTATGTTTAGTAAAAGTATTAACTATTTTATAATATCTTTTAATAAACCTGCGTCTAGCTGATTTGTAGTCTTTATTACTCCAGCCGACTCTTTTCATAAGCTCATTATAAGTGGGTAATACTCTAGTATCTCCATTAAGATAGGTGATTGTAAGCTTAGCCTTATTAACATGCTTGATTATCCAATCAGCATTGTTCTTTCTGAATGATTGATGTGCGATATCATACTGTGATATCTTCTTTTTATCAAGTAGTTTTTTAAGGTCTTTCATATATTGTGATGATATTTCATAGATTTCTTTTTTCATAGTAAAAGTATTTGTTTAGATTAATTTTTAGGCTCTTCCACTGATGGTGTCATTGCTGTAAATATTGAGAAGAATACTCCAGCAATAACAGCAGTAGCTAGCCCACTGAATGTCCCAATGAATAACAGAGGTAATAGTAATGTAAATAGTATATCCCAAAATGTCTGAGTTTTAACTAATCTGCGTCTACCAATGGCTTTATATACAATGATATAGTAGCCAATGGCAGCACAGAATGATATTCCTAGAATACCCATTAGAATGGTAGATCAGCCTTTTCAGGTGTTTCTACTATTTCTCTTTCAGCAACTGGTGCTAACACCTTGGTTGCTAGAGCTTCAAGAGCCTTATCTGCACTCTTAGGTGTATATTCATTAAGAATAGGTGTATGAGATAGTTTATTCTCTCCTACATTTTTGTTAGGTATTAGTTTAAGGTTAACCCATTGGTTACCTTTACTGTCTTCATTCATGTTTTCTTTAATAAACGCACAGAAATCTGCTACATTTATAGATACGTTCATGATTTTAGTACCTGAATTGAATGTATGCTCTCTTACGAACATACCTTTTGCTAATGTGTTCTTAGACATGATTAAATGTTTTGGTTAATAAATTAGTTTAGCTATAGTTAAGTTGAAAAAAAGGGGCTGTGCTAAGCCCCTGTGTAATAGAATGTTGATAAACAAGTATTTATACGACAATTATTATGAATAGCACAACGTTACATTCTATAAAGTTTGCAAAGATAATAAAACTATTTAATACTTTTAAATGCATTTTTTCTGTTTGTATATTCTCGGTCAACATCAAGCTCTATATGCTTATAAAATTGCAATATAACATTTTGACACTCGTTTATACAAAAATCAAGAGTTTTGTATGTACATGGTTTATTGTTCCAAGTTCTATCTTCATCTCCTTTTGAAAGACAATAATCTGTAACATGATTGCAGTCAAATCCAATCCAGTTTAACTTATCATTAGGATGAAAGTCTGTTGGGTTTCCATGATATGTAACGCCACCATAAACTACAATTTGATCAAGATCATACTCACCATTATAAGGTGAATAGAATTTTTCTTTATATTCTTCGCCTGTTTCAGGACATCTTCTTGATACCTTTATATAGTCAGGTAATCCTACATAACCACAAAAATATCCATTTAGATGATGTCTTTGTATTACGTACCAAATGTTTTTATATTGTGTCACATACCAATCAGGTTCTTTAGATACTTTATCTTTAATATCTTGTTGTTCTGTTGCATTTATTTCAAGTAATGCCATAATTATATATTTTAAAGGTTAATGTTTAGGTTAAAAAGAGTGACTAAATTGCCACTCTTATGTTGTCTGTATCAAAGCAAGTAGACCAATCTATGAATGGCTGATCATCTAGCCACATGTCTATTACTGCTTTATCTTTAGCACGTTGTTCAATTTCGTGTAAAGGTGTAATACTACGCGTGATGAATGTTGGTTCATCTGTTATAGTATGCACTGTTGAGCAGCGAGTACACTCAGCCGCTGTGTTTGAAAGCTTAAAGCCCTCTGTGTTGCCGCAAGAGCAACTGATTCCTATAGTTATCATAGTAGTTATTTTAATTAATATTTAATTATCTATAATTAAGTTGAAAAAAGAGGAGCCGCTAGGCTCCGTCTATTAGAATGGTAAGTCATCAGTGTTTACATCAGATGTATCAGAGTGCAACCAGTCGTTGAAAGATAATGGTGTATCATCACAATGATTGCAATAAGTTTTGTAATCAGACTCAAGTTGCTCATAAATTAGGATTGAATCAGATATTTCTTGTTCTTCATAAAAGGTTAACATAGTAAATAGTTTAGTTAATATATTATTATCTATTATAAAGTTGTAAAAATTAAACAGCTAAATATATTAAGGAATAATAGTTGAATAAAAAAACTGCTAAAAGCTTGACAATGTCAAATTAAATGTATAACTTCGCCAACTCATTAGTTAGTTATTTGTATTAATCAGCTAAATATATTAGAAGATATATTATACTTATACAATAAATGATATTTAAACAATAACTGATTGATTATCAATAACTTAGAATAATTATACTGTTATTATAGTTATTATTAGTATGATTATAAGGGTTATTAGACTGTTTACTACTCACACTTATATACGCAATATTTATGTCTTTTTGTTAAAAGAATAAAAAAAAAGGAGACTATTTGTCTCCCTTCTTGTCTTTTGGTATCATATTTTGTATAGATTGTGCAGTAGATGGGCTGTACTTTTTAATTAATACCCAAGCAAATATGATTAGTGCAACATATAAGAATAGTTTAGCAATTGCAAGCAATACAGTTAGTACGATGAATAAAGTGTCCATAATAAATAGTTTAAGTTAATATAATAATTATCTATGAATAAGTTGAAAAATAAATGGTAATTAAGAAAAAAGGGTAGGGCATCCAAAGTTTTGAAAAGCAAAGGGGGGATTAAGCATATAGCCTCACTCCCTCAGAAAAATAAAAAA